TTACCGGCAAGTTCAAACTCGGCTGGTATAAGTTCTGGAATGTACGTCCTGCATTGAACTGCTGCCCGTAAATGGAAGTGGGCTAATGTTGAAGACAGTATCGGGTTTGGGGGATCGAGGGCGGTTCGTGCCCCTGGGATCACTGGGATCAACGCATGTTGGGAGGTAGCCATGCTGCAATTTATTAAAACAACCGTGCTCGGTTCATGGCAGACAACCCTGATGGGATTGTTACTTGGATTGTCCGTAGTCATCGAGCCGATAATCAACGCAGGTCAGCTACCAACTGGACACCAGTGGGAAATGGCCGTACTGTTTGCGATTTTCGGCCTCGTCTCAAAGGACCACAATAAGGTCGGGACCGGAACTGTTGAAGATCCGATCCGGTCAACCGAGGCCAAACCTGACGATCATAATCTTGTGAGTTTGAGCTAAACCGTGAAAGACGACACCCCCTCAAAATCACCAAGGCGGAAGCGCCCTGAGATATTTAACCCACCTGAGGTTAAGCCGAAAGTGACCTGGGAAAAACAAAAGAACCGCGTCTATCATTACCGAAGTATGTCCGGACGCAAATGCAAAATACCGAGCAAGGAAATAGTCGAAGACAGCCTGTATTGGCGGATACGGGGATATGATTTTGATGAGGTAACGAGAGAGGCGCGTGAAATAGAAAACAAGGACGGTATACTTGAGGTCAAGCTAGTCACAACTAAAATCGTCACAAAACAGCTTGTACCCGATGTCCAGGCGATCATCTTCGGCGCAACGAACCTGATACCGGAAAAGTACAAGCAGAAATCGTCAGTTGAGGCTAGTGGGACCATACGAGTCGTGAATCAAACCGCCAGTGACCTGACCGACGATCAGTTAGCGGCAATCCTCAATGGTCCAGATTAGCCGGAAAGAAGCTGCTGCCGAGCTTCTAGGCCGAAGGAAAGCACGCAAGGGCCTTGCGGATTATATTAGCTACACGAATCCGCGTTATACTCGCTCGTGGTTTTCGGATTCGGTTTGTAAAAAGCTCGATCAATTCATCGATGATGTCCGGGCCGGTAAACGGCCGATTCTGACTTTTCAAGCCCCACCGCAACACGGAAAATCGGAGATTGTTTCCCGAAAACTTCCGGCATATCTACTGGGCCGGTTCCCGGACTGGCGAGTTGCTGGTGCGAGCTATAACGACGATCTTGCCGGATACATGGCGCAAGACGTTCGCCGCAACATTGCAAGTGATGAGCATCAAAAACTCTTTCCGCCTCCCGAAGAAAGGCGCCGCTTCGACATTAACCGGGTCAGCGAATTTACAGCGCCTGGCGGAACTGGTGCATATATCGGCGTAGGTGTAGGGGGCGGTCTAACGGGGCGTCCCGTAGATATAGCAATTATTGACGACCCGGTGCGAGACCAGCAGCAAGCTCTCAGTCCTACGGTAAAAGAAGGACACTGGAACTGGTATCAGTCGGTTTTTACGACGCGCCTTTCTGAGAATTCCGGTCAGATCGTAATGGCTACTTCGTGGGCGGCCGACGACTTGCCGGGCCGAATCATGGAAGCATTCGCGGGCGATTCGCGTCTGACAGTGATGAAGTTTCCGGCGATTAATCTGCCGGGTGAAGTCGGATACGATCATCAACTGCCCTCGGGCGCGCTGGTTCCAGAGCTGCACAGCCTGCAAAAACTCGAAGAAACGAAAGCCCTCCTCTCCGAATACTGGTGGTCAGCGCTTTATCAGCAATCGCCACGGGCGTTGGGCGGCAACGTATTCAAAGAAGAAGGCATTCAACATTACATGCCGGAGGATCTTCCCTCCAAGTTCGATAAGGTTCTGGCGAGTTGGGATGCAACATTCAAAGATACCGATGGGACGGATTTTGTAGTAGGCCAAGTCTGGGGGAAGGCCGAAGCACATAGTTATCTGCTCGCTCAAGTTCGTGCCAGGATGTCATTTACGCGAACGGTCAAGGAGGTTGTAGACCTTAAAGCCGATTGGCCCCAAACCCGCGAAATACTGATCGAAGACAAGGCAAACGGGCCTGCAGTAATCGATGTTTTAAAGGTTTCCGTTCCGGGCATTATCCCTATTGAGCCTGACGGTTCAAAGTTGGCCCGAGCACATGCAGTTACAGCATTTTGGGAAGCGCGGAACATACACTTGCCCGATCCGCGAATCGCGCCATGGATTAAAGATTTCATTGCCGAGCTTCTAACCTTCCCGGCAGCGGCGCACGACGACCAGGTGGACGCAATGACTCAGGCGCTCAGGCGATTATATCCACCGTTTGCAAAGCTCAAAATCAGCCAGGCGGCATTAAATAAGGCAATGGGGAGAGCGGCTTGATAAAAAATATCACGGCGTACATCAAGGGACTCAAACGAGCCACTTCTAAGGCACGTATAGCCTCCGATGTATCTCCGCGCAAAACATACGAGTTCCCCATTCAGCCTCCCGTTCTGCCTCCCGGCGTGGTCCCTAAAGGCGTTACCGCCCCCGTGATGGCGATGGACTATTCGCAGACTTATGCAATGGCCATGGGGACATTCCCCGGTGGAGGTTTTCCCGGCTTCGCATATCTGTCTCAGCTTGCAACGCGGGCAGAGTTCAGAGCGTTTGCGGCCTCCATGTCTACCGAACTAACCCGCGAATGGATTACGTTTACCAGCACGCAAAATGATGGTGATGAAACTGGCGATAAAATTAAGCAGATTGAGAACGAATTCAAGCGCCTGGATGTTCGAAACGTAATCAGGAAAGCAGCAGAACAGGATTGTTATTTTGGCCGTGCTCAAGTGTTTGTCGATATTACTGGCGCCGATCGGAATATGCCGTTGATTCTCGATCCCCGAACGGTAAAAAAGGGTAGTTTCAATAGTGTCTGTTCGGTCGAAGCAATCTGGACCACTCCCAGTGCATACAATGCACTCGATCCCGCAGCACCCGATTTTTACAAGCCCACGAAGTGGTTTATGCTCGGTCAGCAGGTTCACGCTAGCCGACTACTGACCATTGTCACCCGCGAGCTTCCCGACATCCTGAAACCTGCATTCAATTTCGGCGGCATGTCATTGAGTCAGTTAGCCGAACCCTATGTTGACAACTGGTTAAGAACGCGGCAGAGCATCTCTGACCTGCTCAATAATTTCAGCATCACGGCGCTCAAAACAGCAATGTCCCAACTGCTACAGGGCGAAGACGATGGTGCAGGTGTTATAGACCGGGCAAAGCTTTTCACGGCCATGCGCAGCAACCAGGGGCTCATGCTCTTGGACAAGGATGTCGAGGAACTCGTTCAACTCAATGTGCCCTTGTCGGGCCTTCATGAGCTACAGGCGCAGAGTCAGGAACAGATGTGCTCGGTGAGTCACACTCCTTCAACCGTTCTTCTGGGAGTCGCGCCAAGCGGTTTCGGGAACGTGGCTGAAGGCGAAACACAGATGTGGCGGGATTGGATCTCGGCACAACAGGAAGCCAACTGGCGCTCGCCCCTTGAGATAATCCTGAAAGTCGTTCAATTATCACTGTTCGGAACAATCGACCCCGACATTACGCTTGATTTTGTTCCGCTATTTCAAATGGACCCCGGTGATTTGGCCGATATTCGTCTAAAAGATTCGCAGGCCGGGACCGCATACATCAATGCCGGGGTAATCGATCCGGCAGAAGAGCGCGAACGGCTGGCAAGTGATCCCGAGAGCGGATACCATGGGCTCGACGTTGACAAAGAGATCGTGCCACCGAATCAGCCGATGGAGAATGAGTCTGAGCCTGGAGAGGAAGAAAAACCCGAACAGAACCCGAATAAACGCGCTCAGGACATTGCCCTCGATGCCGACAATTACAACGATCTGATCTGTTTAGCCGGTGGCAATCCTGCCGACTTTGATCCTGAACAGTTCTCCATGGGCCTCAAGATTGAACAAGAACATTTCGGGACTACTACCGGGAATGAGATTGAGATGGCCGGAATCGTGCTCGATCATCTCCGCGAGATTCCGGATTATTATACCAGGCTGGCAAGGATGGAGGCGTCGGCAAAGCAATGATCCCCTGCCCCTGGTGCTCTCGACTCCCGCAATGCAGCGTCAATGATCCCAGACTTACCGGATGCCACACTCCCGGATGTCCTATCTCCGGGCTTCTTATGATACCCGAAGTCTGGGAGCGTAGGGCGGAAGTGATGGACGAATTAAAGAAACGCTCCGATGCGAACGGATAAGCCCACAATCATTAGGGCCGTTCATGCGAATCGTGGCATTGAAATTAAATACCGTCGATCCATTCAAAAGCTCATTGCGGACTTGGCCGGATCGGTCGAATACTGGCTCGCGGCAGCATATCGAAAGCGACCTCCCCTCTTGGCACAGGACGAATCGCCTTCGGAATTCATGGCCTCTAAAATAGAGGGTCTTAAATCCCACTGGTCCCGGATGTTCGAGGAACTCGGTTCAAGCATTGCCGAGCATTACGTGACCAAGCTCTATAAAGCTTCCGATTCTGCGTTCAGAGCAGCCCTGAAAGACGCTGGCTGGTCGATTGAATTCAAGATGACCCCGGCCATGCGGGATGCTTTCAACGCTTCGCTGAATGAAAACGTGGGGCTTATAAAGTCGATCCCTCAGCAGTATTTGCAAGAGGTTGAAGGGACCGTGATGCGCGGATATTCGGCTGGCCGCGATCTGGAAACGATTGTAAGGGAATTAAAAGCCCTCTACCCGAAAGCAGCGGGACGCGCCGAACTCATAGCGAGAGACCAGAGTAATAAGGCCAACGCGGTTGTCAATCGGGCTCGGCAGATGGAATTGGGGATTACGGACGCAATCTGGATGCATTCGCACGCGGGAAAGGTTCCCAGACCCGATCATGTGGCCGCAAACGGGAAACAGTACAAGGTGGCCGAGGGGTGCTTGATTTCCGGGAAACTGATCCAGCCTGGTGAGCTTATTAATTGCTTCCCCGGAGACGCATTAATTAATCTCGTAAATGGTTGCCATGAAATTTGGCGTTACAACTACCGGGGAGACATTCTTTCCTTTGAAGCAGGTAGCTCTATCATACGCTCTACACCTAATCACCCGTTCTTGTCCGACAAAGGATGGATCGGTGCTCAATTCCTCAATAATGGGGATTATGTATGGAAGGCATGGAGTAAGGAATTCAACTCCGGAATGGTAGAGGTAAACGATTCCCATTTCATGATCTCTGATGTATTCCTTGCGGCATCGTCTATCTCCGCTGTTTCCGTTTTTGACGGAATATTTAATTTCCACGGCGATATTCCCGACTCTGAAGTCGAGAGTGTACGGCCCACATTCAGCTTGTGCGACAAAAGCGATATTGTTTCCAAGGAGCGCGGCTTTAAACTCGGCCTCACCGGGCCCGATACTATAAGAATCAACAAAGGGATCGGACGCTCTCAGATTACCGGTTCTCTTATTTCTTGCGGCGGTCGTTATTTGTCGTCTCCCCGCACTGGAAAGATTCTTGAATCTCAGGATATTGGCATCACTGCCGGTTCTTGTTTGGATTCCGTTTTTGCGGAGTCTCCCTGTGATAAGAGTTCTGGCGACATTGAAATGTTTTGCGATGCTCAAGATACTTTTCCCTTCGTTGAACATTCCAATGATGTCGTTATCCGTAAAATTATAGAAATCCTTTATAGGAGAAAAGTCAGCCTGCACCATTGCGCGCATAACGACCTTTTTGCCAACTCTGAATCTTCTGGCAATAGCAGAGATACATATCCCCCTGCGATTGAGGTCAATAGCCTCGGCAGCGTCAATACTGATTCTTTTAGGCGAGGGTCTCCCCTTCATAGGGATGATTTTAAATCCCCTAGCTCTGAGTTGCTTGCTCAACTCGTCAGGGTTAACGCCGAGATGGGACGCGAGACTTTTGAGGCTGGGGAATTCATTTTTGATAGAGTCCGCGTGTGCAACATAGGCATCAGTAAAAACTTCTCCGATCATGTTTATACCCTCCAGAGTGATAATGGATGGTATTGTACATCAACTGAAAATATAGTCAATCAAAATTGCCGATGCACGAGTCGGGCAGTGTTGCCGTTTTAGCTAAAATGGGGAATATCCCCCGGCTACATATCCACATGAGACTGTCCTATTAGACGAAGTACAATCGCAGGCACAAACCTCTTGTAGGATATCATCAAAGGCAACAACAGAAAAATTAAAGGTTGAATCATTTGCACAGAGATTTTGTGTGATCGCCTTGGTTCGCCTTGCATAATGCTCTGTGGATTCACCATTACGGTCAAGGTTTATACTAAGGAAAACAACACCATTACGATTTTCAAACACTTTGGAGCCGTTGCCCAAAGATTTCGCCGCAGATTGAAGATGATTCAGTTCGATCTTTTTGGAATCCATTTGGGCCATTGCTGGAATTGTGAACATAAAAAGCAGTACAGCACACAGGATTAATCTAACCATAATGAATCCTCCTTCTGGAAACATATTATATATATTCATAGGATGGGGTGCAAGCCGTTGAAACTCGCTTTCGATAAATCCACGCGCTCAATCGACGCAGATGGGCGCTTGCATGTGGGTAAATCACACATAAGTAAAAGTAATATCTGTCCCTATATCGGCAAGGAAATTCCTGGATATGAAGCCTTGGGGCTTGATCCTGATAAGATTTACAATCTTTTCCGCGATCCAGCAGAACTCAAGAAAGCAGCTTCCACTTTCGCAAGGCTTCCGATCCTTAAAGAGCACGTTCCAGTCACGGTAGATACTCCGCAGCCGGACCTTGTAATCGGCGCCATAGGTTCGGATGTGTCTTTCGATACACCCTATCTTGATGCAGACCTGTGCTTCTGGGACGCTGAGGCAATAGCGGGGATTGAAACCGGCGATGTGCAAGAGCTTTCGTGCGCTTATCGATATGTGCCGGTTATGGAGCCGGGAGAATATGAAGGCAAGCCCTACGATGGGCGAATGACTCAAATCCAGGGCAATCACGTTGCCAAAGTGGAGAACGGCAGGGCCGGTCCTGACGTGGTGGTAGGAGATTCTAATCCATTCAAAACTTTCGAGGTGATAACCATGAAAATGACCAAACTCGGCAAGGCCCTCTTCGCGGCGTTCAGCGCAGTTTCCCCGAAGTTGGCACAGGATTCGGCATTGCCTGCGCTTGTGGGCGAAGCCAAAAAGAAAACGTTCGATAAAAAGAGCATCAAGGAAAAGCTGATAGCTCTGGACGCAGCACTTAAACCAGAACAACTCGACAACATCATCGGTTCGCTTTTGGCCCTGGATGAAGAAGAGAAAGAGAAAAAGCCCGACTCGGAAAAGAATCCTAATCCCACCGATGGTGCTGGCGACGAAGACGAAACCGAAGAGGAAAAGGAGGCCCGCGAGAAGAAAGAAAAAGAGGCAGCAGAGAAGAAAGAAGGTGAGGCCGAAGACGAAGAGGAAGACGATAAGGTCAGCAAGAAAGAAGTGAAAGAGGCCATGGATTCTCTCCGCAAAGACATGCGCGAAGCCTCTGAGGCTGCCCGTGACGTTCGCCCCATCGTGGGTGATGTAATCGGCATGGATTCAGCCGCTGAGGTTTATGGCTTCGCTCTCGATCACATGAAAATCGACCGCAAGGATGTGACCGGGACCCCTGCGCTTCGTGCGCTGTTCAAGGTCGCTTCTGCTGGTAAGACTTCCGCCCCGGTGCATGTAGCTCAAGACTCTGCCGGACTTGCAACGAAATTCCCCAACGCAACACGCTTTAGCCAGGCATAGGCCGGGGCATAAACAGGAGGTTTCAAAATGTCTTTTCAAACACAAGTAAATCGGTACCCCGCCCCCGCCGTTGCCGGTAATTTCGCATCGGCCAATCCGCGGGCGAGCGTTCTCGCGGAAGAGGGAGCCCTTGTCGCGGGTGTGGGCGGTGTAGATGTTGGCAAGTTCGCATGGAACAACAATGGCGTAGTCCAAGGCTACGGGACCGCCCCTAACGCCCCTGATGGTTTCGTTGGCCGCGCGATGCAGGCGCTCATTAAAACCTATCTGGACGAGGAGGGAGTCAACATTCCTCAGGGCTTCCCCGTTACGCTCTTCAATGAAGGCGATTTCTGGGCGATCAACGACGGTTTGGCCGTTACAACGATTGGCGAAGCGATCTATGCCCAGTATTCAGATGGTAAGGTTATTCCCGGCGCCGCAGTTCCGACCGGATCAAGCGTAACCGGTTCCCTCGGTTCGACCAATACCGGCGCAATCGGCGCCACGTTCACGGCCTCGGCCGGCAGCCCTACAACCAAGCTGGTTGTGACCGCCGTTACAGGATTCATCAGCGCTGGCGATACAGTGAGCGGCACCGGCATTGTGCCAGGAACCACGATTGTTTCTCAGGATGCAGGCGGCACTCCGAACGGAGCAGGCACCTACAATCTGAGCCAGGCGAATACTTGCAGCTCCGCAACTGTTACCTGCTTCGGCAAAGTGCTCAAAACCACGGTATGTACGGGATTTGTGAGTATCGGCGATTCAGTGAGCGGCGGCGCCGGTTTCCCGGCAGTGGCAACGATCGCTACTCAGGTTTCGGGAACCCCCAACGGCATAGGCGTTTATACCCTTTCCGCACCGGCAACAGCTTATGTAGCCAGTGCAACCGGTGTGACCACGTTCGGCAATGTGATCGACGTTACGGTGATTGGCTCCGGTACCCTGTTGGTGGGCTATCCGATCAGCGGTGGCACTATCCCCGCTAATGCAAGTATCGCTTCGCAAGTCAGCGGAACGGCTGGCGGAATAGGTATCTACACGCTCAACGCTCCCGGACTATCCTACGGAGCCAGCACGACACTGACCGGCGTGGCGGGCGTTCTTACCGCATGGAAAGCCAAGAGTGTCGCTAATCCCGGCGAACTGGTAAAAATTTCGACCTGGGGCTAATCCTCAGATCCCGACAAAGGAGAAAATATGGACCCCATTTTGCAAGCACTTATACTTCAGGCCGGGATCAACTTCATGGGTGTAAATCCCATGTTCCAGGCCAAAAACGCGGCGAGATCAGTTCGTCTTGCCGCAGACGGCGCTTTTGCGTGCGATGCGCAGCCAAGCCTCGTAACTGTCAGTAACGCAGGTATTCCGGCATTTCTGTCCACCTACATTGACCCGAAGCTCATTGAGATCTTGGTTGCCCCCATGAAAGCGGCTGAAATCGTGGGCGATGAGATCAAAAAGGGCGACTGGACCACTGAGACCGCCATGTTCCTGATGGTTGAATCAACCGGCCAGACGAGCGCATACGGAGATTACTCCGAAAACGGAAGTGTAGGCGTAAACGTCAACTATCCCCAGCGGCAGTCGTTTCACTATCAGGTAATGAGCCAGTGGGGCGAAAAAGAACTTGAGCGTGCAGGACTTGCCAGAGTCGATTGGGCCAACCGGATCAACATCGCCGGTGCGTTGACCTTGAACAAGTACCAGAACAAAACGTACTTTTTCGGTGTGGCCAATCTCGAAAACTACGGGCTATTGAATGATCCTTCGTTGAGTGCGCCTATCGTTCCCACGACAAAAAGCCTCGGGGGTACTCTTTGGACGAATGCGACTGCATTGGAAGTCCTGGCTGATATCCAGGCACTCTACACTCAGCTTCAGACTCAGGCGAACGGCTTAGTCGAACTCGATACCAAAATGACGCTTGCCATGTCTCCCCTTTCGGAAGTTGCGCTTACCAAGACGACCGAGTTTAACGTCAATGTTGCCGACATTCTGAAAAAGAATTTCCCCAACATGACGATTAAAACGGCGCCGGAATACGCGACAGTTGCCGGTAATGGGCTTCAGTTGATTGCCGATGAACTTGAAGGTCAGCGGACAGTTTCTTGTGCGTTCACCGAGAAGATGCGAGCGCATCCGATTATCGTCAAGGCATCTTCATTTTTGCAGAAAAAGAGCCAGGGAACCTGGGGAACGATATGCTTCCGGCCATTTTTGATAGCGCAAATGTTGGGAATTTAGCAGCTTTAGCGCAAGTTACCGATTCCCCCGGCTTTGATTCCGGGGGGATTTGTCAAACCTCATAGAAGGATTCCACCATGCCAGGAAAAGTAACCGTCTGTTGTAGCCTCCCTCACGGGATTGTCTTGCAGCATCCGCAAAACCCGAAAATAACAGTAGTGGTAAATGGTCTGAATAAGGCCACGATCATCGGTGCGTCCCATGCGACAACCGAGATTGACGCTGATATCTGGGAAGCCTGGAAAGCTGAACACAAGGATTTTCCCGCAATAAAAGCGGGCGCCCTCTTCTCGGCGAAAACGGCCGATGAGGCCAAGGGCAAGATGACCGAAATGAAAGACGAGAAAACTGGCTTTGAGTCCATGCCGCAAAACGCAATGGGTATTGTAAAAGAAGACGGGAAATAATTATGCCCTCTGTTGTCTTCGATCCGGTTGCCTTCAAAGCGCGGTATCCTGAGTTCTCGGCAGTATCCGTTCCGCTCTTGTCTGCGTTCTTTACCGAGTCTACGCTGTATCTGTCTAACTCCGCTTCGAGTCCGGTTCAGGACCTCGTGCGCCGCGCCCTGCTCCTGAATATGCTGACGGCTCACGTTGCGACATTGGGCGGGGCACTGAGCGCAGACGGACTACCTTTGCCTGTCGGGCGCGTATCAAATGGCACTGAGGGATCGGTTTCGGCAGCTTTTGCCTACATGGCTCCCGGAACGCATGAATGGTTTACCCAAACGGCTTACGGAGCGGCCTTCTGGCAGGCTACGATTAATATTCGCAGCTTCCGGTATGTTTCCCGACCGACGAGGTTCTAAGCATGGCTGACAAGGTTCTGCAAGGTGGCGATAAGGTCATGAAGGCCATTGAGGATATATCGCGAAAGATGGGTTCGGGATCGGTATCCGTTGGATTCCTCGCGGGCGCTACTTATCCGGACGGAACGCCGGTTGCCGCCGTTGCGTTCTGGAATGAATTTGGAGTTCCGAAGCACAACCAGCCGCCTCGGCCTTTTTTCCGGAATATGATTTCGTCTGAGTCCCCAACATGGCCGGAACGGATGGCCAAATTAGCCAAAGCTACCGATTATGACGGATCAAAGGTGCTCGGGACAATGGGAGAGAGTATCAAGGGCTCACTCCAGAAGAGCATTAATGATTTAACGTCTCCGGGGCTTGCGGCTTCCACTATCGCACGTAAGGGCTTTTCGAAACCGCTCATTGATAAAGCGATTATGCTCAATTCGGTAGGCTCCGAGGTCAAAGAATAATGGATCTGCGCAGCATAGCAAACCGGGTATCTTCGACGGTCAACCCCAATATACCCGCGACCGTCACGCGCTCGGTCGGATATACGATGGGCGCAGGCATGAAGCAAATCCCTACTTATGCCGCCCCCGTGTCATGTACGGTCCAAATGCAGGCGCTCGACGGTAAGGACCTGGCGCAAGTGGACGGCCTGAATATCCAGGGAGAAATTAAATCGGTTTTTATCCGGGGCTTACTCTCTGGCGTGAATCAACCGAACGTAACCGGCGGTGATATGATCCAGATCAACGGGGAAAAATGGCTTGTGGTCAAAGTTTTAGAAGGCTGGCCAACGTGGACCAAGGCCGCCATCGTTCTCCAGGATAATTGATGACCACACTCATCGCACCTAATGTCACCGTCGATAACGTAATGGATGCGCTCGGAGTACTCCTTGCGTTTTTTATCCCTGTCGACAATGTCGCCCGCGGCGATGTTAACCGGGTTTCCATGCCTTCCGCTCCCTGTGCGATCCTGACGGAAATCGGTCAGATCGATATTGAAGTACCGTCCACGACTTATCAACCATTGGCGGAGACCGCAACTATCCTCGGGCCGGTTCGAATAGACATTCAAATTGATTTTTACGGCGACACCGCCGGGGACCTGTGCAAGGCCGTAAAATCGGCCTTCAGGTCTCTTTGGGGATGCAGCCAGTTTCCAAGGAATATTAAGCCACTCTATACCTCTGACGGCCAGCAGGCTCCCCTTACAACCGGCGAGCAGCAATATGAGCGCCGATGGATTCTAACGGTTTCCCTGCAATACGATCCGTCAATAATTGTCCCTCAGCAATTCGCGGACGCGGCAACACCGATCATTTCCGCCCCTGTGGATTTAACCCCTTCATCGTGAGGTTTTTAAAATGACCATACCGGCCAATCAAATCGTCAATGTCAATCCGGGCGTCGTAGGGGGTGGCGGAAATCCGCTCTCGCTAAATGGCGTTATTTTGAGTGAAAATGTGCTTTTGCCAAGCGGACAGGTTCAATCGTTTACGAGCGCCGACGCTGTATCCGCTTTCTTTGGTCCCGCTTCTGAAGAATATGCCCTGGCTCAGATTTATTTCAGCGGCTACGAGAATTCCACAATGAAGCCGGGGATCCTTTTCTTTGCCCCTTATGCCGGAGCTGCAACTTCAGCGTGGGTCAAGGGCGGTTCCCTTGCAGGCCAGTCGCTTGCGCAACTTCAGGCGCTTTCCGGTTCGCTTTCAATCGTAATGGACGGTTATACGCACGCTTCCGCTGGCATTAATCTGTCAACGGCTTCCAGCCCTTCCGATGCGGCCACAAAGATTCAAACGGCTCTCGATCTCTCCGAGCCAACAGAATCAGTAGTAACGGGCACTATCGCCGGAACCACGATGACCGTTACCGCTGTTACCTCCGGGACGCTTGACCCTGGTCAGACGGTCACCGGAAGCACAGTCACGACGCAATCGGTTATTCTTTCGCAGCTCACGAGCACGGAAGTCGACGGAACTCTTGGTGGAAAAGGGACCTATCAATTATCGGAATCCTCTACGGTGGGTACTGGCGAAACGCTTACCGCTTCAGCAAGTCCTGTTACCGTCGCCTGGGATGCCATTCACAGTGCGTTCACCGTCACTTCGCAAATCGCCGGGACCATTTCGACGTCAGCGTATGCGACAGGGACTCTTGCGGCAGGGCTTATGCTTACAAGTGCAACCGGGGCCACACTTTCTCAGGGTATCGCCGGGCAGACTCCGGCATCCGCAATGAACGCGATCAAGGCCATAACCCAAAACTGGTGTTCGTTTATGACCCTTTGGGAGCCGGTCATTGCCGACAAGGAAGGGTTTGCAATCTGGGCGAACGCACAGAATCAGCGATACCTTTACGTTGCATGGGATACGGACGCTCAGGCCATTGTGAACGGCTCGACCACATGCTTCGGAGTCGTAGCCAATGCAGCGGAATATAACGGTGTAACTTGCCTCAGCGGCGATCCGGCAGCGGCAACGGCGGCAGGGACAACCCTTGCGGCCATACTGCCTGAGCTTGCAGCTTTCGTGATGGGCATGATTGCCTCGATCAATTATGCGGAGATGAACGGACGAATCACAACGGCGTTCAAATCGCAGTCCGGATTCACCCCGACCTGTACCAACGAGCAAACCGGAGCCAATCTTCTGGCGAACGGATATAGCTTCTACGGCGCCTACGCTACGGCCAACGAGGAGTTTAATTTTCTCTACAACGGCCAGATGCCTGGCGAATGGCAGTGGATCGATACGTTTGTAAACCAGGTCTACCTCAACGCTCAATTCCAGCTCGCCCTCCTTACGTTTATGACCGCAATCGGAGCCATACCCTACAATCAGTACGGCTATAGTCTTGTGCGTGCCGCCATGATGGACCCGATCAATTCCGGTCTGAATTCCGGGATCATTCGAGCTGGCGTGGTGCTCTCATCCGGACAGGCCGCACTGGTCGATAACGCCGCTGGGAAAGCCGTATCCGGCACATTGCAGAATCAGGGCTATTATCTTCAGATCCTCGACCCCGGAGCGCAGGCAAGGGCCAATCGGCAGACACCCATTATTAATTTCTTCTATACTGATGGCGGCGCGGTACAGCAAATCAACCTCGCCTCTATTGACGTAATGTAAAGGAGGCCCTGAATGCCTGATACCACCATAACGAGTGCCAATTCGATATTTACTATTGCCGCCTTGAGCCTGTTTCCGATACCGGTAGCACTCCAAGGCTACGCCACAGACAAAGCGTTTGCCACAGAAGCCCTCGAGCTTGCGGAAACGCTCATGGGTGTGGACGGCGTAATGTCGGCCGGGTATGTGCCGAATCCCGTCAAGCAAACGATCACGCTTCAGGCCGACAGCCCGAGCAAGATCGTTTTCGATACGATCATTGAGGCCACGAAAGCACAGCAGGATATCTTCTGGCTTTCGGGCGCCATAGTGCTGCCCAGCACGGGTGAAGTCTACGTTATGTCTCGGGGCACGATTACGACCGTAAAGCAGATCCCCGATGCACAGAAGATGCTTCAACCGGTGGACTATGTGGTGACATGGCAGTCGATTGATAAATCCCTGCTGTAGAATAGGGGCATGAATGGCGCGTAAAACGATTGACTATACCGTAGTGGACGAGGGCCGGGATAAGGGAAAACTCTTTCTCCTGACCGAAATGCCAGCCAGCCACGCTGAGTCATGGGCAATGCGGGCGATCCTCGCGCTCATGGCCGGTGGCGTGGACCTCCCAGAAGGATTTGAACGTCTCGGCATGGCGGGAATGGCCGAGCTTGGAATCAAGGCTCTTTCCAGGCTCAAATGGGAGGATGCCGAGCCACTTCTAACAGAGATGTGGCAATGCGTTCAGATCATCCCCGATCCGGGAAAACCTCAGATTGTGCGGCGGCTCATCGAGGAAGATATCGAGGAAATTGCAACTCGGATCAATCTTCGAATGGAAATCTGGAAGCTTCACGTGGATTTTTCGAAGGCCGCCGCCCCCTTAAACTCCGCAGGCTCTCGGGTGCCGGCCAGAAAAAAACCTTAGCCGAATACAGGAACGTACCCCCGGTAATCGGCACATTGATTTCCGGAAGGCTCGCCACGCTTCACGAACTCGATACGGTTTACGGGGTCAAGGACGCATACGATATGCTCGAAATCGTTACCGTTGACGCGCATAACGATGCGCTTATGAGGCAGGAATAAACGATGCCCACAATAATCGATAGCCTCATAGTCAAGCTCGGGTTAGACAAAAAGGACTACGACGCCGGTTCCGAGAAGGTCAAAAAAAGCCTTAAGGAAACCGGAACCGAAGCGGAAAAAGCCGGAGCGGGCATAAAGAAGCATATCGGCAAGGAAGGTGCTTCCAGCTTTGATTCGATAGCCAAAAGTGCCGTGAAGTTCCTCGCCGTGATCGGCGGGACTTATGCAATCAAGCAATTCATTGAGCAGACGATTGAATCGAACGCAGCACTCGATAGGTTCTCCAAAAACCTTGGGGTGGCTGTCGAGTCCGTCTCTGCCTGGTCGCAGGCGACACAGTTTGCCGGAGGTTCGGCGGCTGATCTGCAGGGCGCTATTGCTATGTTGAGTATGGAGCAAACCAAGCTCAAACTCACGGGCGAATCATCTCTGCGACCATTCCTTAACTACTTGGGAGTGGCGATTGCCGAGGGAGGCAAGGCTCGGCCAGTCCTCGATATGTTCCTGGACATGTCTGATAAGTTCACCAAAATGCCGAACCGGACGGACGCTTATAATACGGGTCTAATGATGGGCATCCCCGCAGGCATGATGAACCTGCTACTAACGGGGCGCCAAGAGTTAGAAAAGATCGTCACTTTACAAAAAAAATACGCCGTCACAGAAAAAGAGGCTGCGCAATCGACCAAACTGCGGGAGCACATAACCGAACTTAAATTTCAGTTCGAGGCGTTTGGGCGCAAATTGATGGATGATGCAACGCCCGCGCTCGAATGGCTGCTCACTAAATTCGAGAAGTTTGGCGACTGGGCACTAAAAAATACAAACACCATCAAAGTGTTTCTGGGCGTCGTAGCAGGCGGACTGGCGCTCATCACGTTTTCGGTAGCACCCATCACGCTTCTAATAGGGGGAATAATTTTACTCGGAATTGCGATATCTCTGCTCTATAAGGATTACGAAGTATGGAAAAAAGGCGGCGATAGCCTGATTAATTGGAAAAACTGGGAAGGTGAAATAAACGAGGCCAAAAAAGGGATAAAGAGTCTGGGGGAAGTTCTCCGCTTGACTCGCCAAGAAATAGGTTTTCTAGCTCAGGCATGGGATCTTTTTAAAGCCGGGAAATATTCCGAAGCATGGGAGGCCGTGAAAAAGGCTAATGAAATTGATGCCCAAGTATGGGACAAACTCGGTACGTTTGGTCCCGGCGAGACCATAAGAAAAAGTAAAGACAAAATCAAAGGTGAAATTTTCGAGGCCGGAAAATGGATTAGCACGCCTTCCGCTCGTAAGCCATCGTATGGCGTGGCTGGTTCTGCTTTCGGAAATCTGGTATCGAGGGGCGAGGGCACCTACAACAGCGTTAACCGTGGCAGGCGTGGATTCTACCGCTCGGGAACTGAAAACCTTGAAAATATGACGGTCGCCGAAGTCATGGCGGCTCAAAAGCAGGGCAGATTCAACGCGGCCGGCCGATATCAAATCATAGCCAGCACGCTTGCAAGCGCAGTTAAAGAACTTGGCCTGACTGGAAGTGAGAAATTCGACCGATCCACCCAAGACATGATTTTCGAGAAATACCTGGCGGGAAGTAAACGGCCCGCACTCAGGGATTATCTGAGCGGCAAAAGTAATGATTTGCATGCAGCGGTTAAGGCGGCTTCTGAAGAATGGGCTTCTCTGGCAGATCCGGACACCGGGAAAAGCCATTATGCCGGAGTGGCCAATAACAGAGCCTCGATTTCATCAGACGAAGTAGCCAATGCGCTGAAGTTGGCTAGGCAGGCTCGAAAGAGACCGCTGCCCCCGATCCCGAACGCTTCCGAATTCGCAACCGGGGCAGGCGCGGGCCAATCGGCGCAAGACAAAGCCACAGCGCAAGCGCCCATTCCCGGCCCTCAGTCCTCAAACAGCATCCAGACCCATATCGGAGAAATCAACGTTCACACGCAGGCAACCGACGCTGAAGGCATCGCGAAAGACATGGGAAAATCCATGGATTACCTATTCTCATCTCAAGCCAATTACGG